CAGCAGCCGAAGCCCGACGCCGAGAAGACGGTCAAGGAAGCCAAGGCCGACGGCACCCTGGCCAAAGCGCAGGCCGAGGTCGCCAAGGCCGCCGCGGAGGCGGGCCCGCCGAAGGTGCAGGAGCTGCACGAGCCGGGCAAGGCGCCCGAGCACGGGCCGACCAGCGCCGGGCAGGTCAACGCCGTCATGGCGATCTCCAACGCGATCCCCGGCGTCAAGTCGATGGACGAGAGTGCCACGGACAAGCTGGTCGCGGCGTTCGACAAGCTGAAGTCGCAGGGGAACCTCGAAGACGCCCTGCCGTTCAAGAAGGCCGTCACCGCCCTGGCCGCCAAAGCGCTGACGACGGCGGTGGATGACAAGGTGCCGGGGGTGGGGCACGGCGACAACGACATCCACAACGGCACCCTGCACAAGGAGATCACCGAGCACATCTTGCAGGGCAAGCCCGGCCTGCCGCCGATGGTCGCGAAGATCGTCAAGCATCACGAGCAGGTCAAGGCGGGCGACAACGCGGCGCAGGCCAAGATCGACGCCTTGGTCAAGGCGCATGAGGCGAACCCGCCGAAGGTGCAGACTGCCACTGAGGTTCCTGCGAAGCTGGCCGACGCGGTGGAGACGGTCAAGCCGTTGCCGAAGGCGGAGCAGGCGAAGCCACTCCCCAAGCACGTCCAGCACGCGATCGACATGGCTAACGGGCACGCGCCCGGTGCGTCGTGGTCGAAGAATCATCTGGCCGCGTATCTGCCGCTGAGCGCGGAGGAGTTCCATGCGCTGCCGCCGGACGTTCGCGACAAGATCACCCACGAGTTGCACAAGTCCCTGGACAAGTTCCTGGACCCGAAGAAGAAGGCTGCTGCGCAGGAGCTGCTGGACAAGTTCAGCGCGAAGAAGTCGGGGGAGGCGTCCAAGGCTCCCAAGATCGAAAACGTCGACTTCATCAAGAACCTGCACGACCACAACGTCACCCCGGCGCAAGCCAAGGCGGCCGTCGAAGCCGTCGGCCTGCCAGTGATCCACGCCCACGCCGTGCAGATTGCAGGTATAACGCCCGCCGAGCATCCCGGCACCATTGCCCAGAAGCACCTCGCCAAGGTTGTCGCCCAGGACGAGCTGACCCAAAAGGTCAAGGTTTTCGACCCTAGCGTGGTCAACGACCCGGCCGTCAAGGCTGCCTCGAATTTGTTCAAGACCGCTGTCGAGAACCTTTCGTACGCCCAGGCTCTTGACAGCACCAAGAAGAAGGCGTGGAACAAGGCCAACCTGAAGCTGGAGTTGGACAAGGGGAAGAACCAGCTGTCGCCGATCGAGAAGGCGACGCTAGAGAACTACAAGCAGTACCTGCTGCACTATCCGGTGAAGACCGACGATGCGTCCTTGCACCAGTTCCAGGTGGCGGCCGACAATGCCAGCGAGCAGCTGAACGAGGCTCTCCAGAAGGCCCACAAGGACCTGCACGGGCCGACAGCTGCCGAGATGTCCCCGGCGCAGGTCGAGAGCAAGGCGGCGGAGCTGCTCGGCGAGAGCATCGGCAGCCCGAACGTCAACCTGTCCGTGTCCGAGATGAAGACCGCCAACGTTGATGGCATGGCCGACGCGGCCAAGGAGGCTGAGGAGTACCCGCAGGCGGTCAAGGAGCAGCCTGCCGTCGCCGCCAAGATCAAATCCTTGGGTCTGGCTCTCGGCCAGCTCAACGCCATCAACGCGAACATCAAGAAGCTCGACCTGCACATCGCCAACAGCCACGACTGGGCGCTCCAGGTCACCCCCACCTACATCCACGGCAAGCCACTCACCGACGCCGACATCGCCGTCATCAAGGCGCACAAGCAGCTGCTCTACGACAAGCACGCCTACCTGCCCACCGTCCACGACGTGCTGACGAAGAAGGTCGAAGCCGCCAAGGCCGCCCTGCACGAGACCGCCAAGGCCGCGCAGGCCCCGGCCGTGCACACCGAGCTGACCCCCGACGACCTGAACAACATCGAATACGCGTACCAGAAGGCATGGTCCGACCCTGCCAACAAGGCTGTCCTGTACGGGGTGAAGACGTACAGCCAGAAGCAGGAGATGAAGGCCCACCCCGAATACGCGCCGCTCACCCAGGACCTCGGGCAGCTGCGGGCGCTGTCCGGGAAGCTGGCCGTCGCGCACGCGAAACAGCACACCGCCGAACTGAACGTGCCCACCGACCCGAACACCGGCGCCAAGCTGAACGGGCCGGAAATTCAGGCATGGCTCGCCGCCGTGGCGGAGACCGGCAAGGTCGAGTCCGAGTTCGCCATGATTCACAAGGCGGCACAGGCCCGCCTCGACAAGATCCGCACCGATGTCGGGTTGAAGAAGCGCGCCCTGCCGAAGGCCGACGCCGCAGCCGTGAAGGCCGCCGCCGCCGAGTCTGGCTACTACAAGACGGCCACCTACGGCGGGATCAACTACGGCAAGACCGCCAAGGCCAAGAACTACATGCTGGCCAAGGTCGGCCCGAAGCATGCCGTCGTGCACGTCACCTCCGGCGAGAAGAAGGCTGAGCAGGCCGCCAAGGCCGCCGAAAAGAAGGCCGCCGCGCAGGCCGAAGCGGACCTCAAGGCCGCCGAGGTCAAGGCGAAGCTCGGGATCGTTTCGCAGCCGAAGGTCAAGGCGTCCGTCGCCGACGCGGGAACCGCCCCCAACCCGACTGCCGCTGCCAAGTTCGGCTTCACCTACACGCCGCAGGTCGCCCCCGACATGGGTCAGTGGCATTACAGCTCCGGCCAGGCGTACGTCCCGTCCGACGCTGTCTTGAAGGACTTGCAGGAGCACCTGGCCAAGCCGGACATCCAGCACGGCCTCGGCGCGCAGAAGCAGTTCAAGTGGTCGATCAACAACATGCAAGGCAAGGGCGCCACGGCTTCGCAGCGCAACGCCCTCTACAGCTACACCGGTAGCGGGTACGCGTCCGTCAACGAGAAGCTGAACGACCTGCCGCCGGGCATGAAGAAGACCGGTTCCACCACGATCTCCAACATCGACTCGGCGATGGAGGCGTCGCCGCCGATGGAGTCCGACGTGGTGCTGTATCGGGGCTTCAAGTCGCCGCACAGTGTGTTCTCGTCGGGTAAGTGGAACGACGTGAACGTGGCGGGGATGGAGTGGTCGCAGCGGTCGTACTCCTCGACATCCGGCGCCCTGTCGACGGCGCAGGGTTTCGCCGGGTACGGCGGCGTGGTGATGCGGGTGATCATCCCGAAGGAGATGCAGGTCAAGGGCATCAACGCGAAGGGTGGTCAGCACGGCGGCGAGAACGAGATCATTTTGCAGCGGGGTCTGCGGTACCGGGTGGTCGCGGACTACGGAAAGCACGGAGACGGTAAGCGGTACATCGACGTGATGGTGGTGCCTAACCCTTATGCCAAAGCTGAGTGAGGTCGCCGGGTCGTCGCAGACGGCCAAGCGGATTCAAGTGCAGAACGCGTCGGTGGCGGATGTGACGCCGCCGCCGTGGACGGTGCGGAAGAAGTCCCAGAAGCTCGGGGGTTGACAGGGCGGTCAAGTGGCGTCTACTATGGGTCTACAAGGTTGACAGACCGCAGGAGGACGCCATGAAGCTCGACGCCCACAACAACGAGATCAAGTACATCGAGACCCTCGGCCAGACCGCCATCTTCGGCGTCATCCTCGACGGCGAGCTGACCATGCGGATCCTCTGCCGTATGGACGACGAGAAGCGCACCATCGTCATCGCCCGTCCAGACAGCGCCGACGTGCTGGAGACCAAGGGCCGCTTCGAGATGGTCGAGAAGCTGCTGGAGGGCCCTGACGGCTCCCCGCTGGGCGTAGAAACCCGGGTTGACCGCAAGTCGGTCTACCGGTACATCCTGCCCCGCCTGCACACCATGCTCGGCCGCCTGCTCCGCGCAGCCTGACCCCACATCCCAGAACGCCCCCGATGGAAACGGGGGCGTTCTGCTCGTTCCAGGAGGACACCATGAGCACCATCGTCACCAACCTCGCCTCGCGCCTGTCGCTGCTGCACCTGCGCTACGCGGTCGCCTACAGCCTGATCACCCCGACGCCCGACGACGACCAGTACCTGATGATCGCTGAGACGTTCCACGCTGGCCTGCGCGCCTCCAACCCGGACGTGGTGGCCCGCGTGCGGGCGCTGGTCGACCCGATGGAGCTGACCGACGATCGTGCGAACGGGTTCTGGTCCACGAATCTGGGGCGTCTGCTGTTCGCGGCCGGTGGCTTCACCGAGTCGTCCATGTCGCGGACGATGGCTGCCGGGGTGCTGGACTGTTCTCGGCAGTGGATTCACGAGCTGGTGGTGAAGGGTGACTTGCAGGCTGCCCCGTCGCTGTCGGGAACCGACAAGTACGTGTTCGCGGAGAGGGTCAGGACGTTGCTCATCAAGCGCCTTGACACTCTTGTCAAGTAGGGAGTATGCTCACAATAGACAGACCTCAGGAGGAGACCATGACCAGCGACTTCGACCGGCGCCTAGGCGTCATGTACGGCCTCGCCTACGGCGACGCCCTCGGCCGCCCCACCGAATTCCTGAAGGCCGACAGCCTCCGCAAGTTCGGCAGCCCGTTCCAGGTCCGCGTCGGCATCAACACCCCCCGCCAGGGCATCGTCACCGACGACACGCAGATGTCCCTCTACATCGCCCGCGCCAGCCTCGGGACCGCCCAGCCCAAGGACCTGACCGCCCGCCTCACCAAGGAACTGACCGCCTGGGGCACCGACCCCCGCTGCCACGACGGCCGCCGGGCGCCGGGCGCCACCTGCACGGGCGCCGTCGCTGACCTGAAGAAGGGCAAAACGTGGATCTTCGCCACCCGTGAGCACTCCAAGGGCAACGGCGCCAACATGCGCGTCGCCCCCATGGCGTTGCGCACCGACTGGACCTGGGAGGAGCTGGCCGGAGCATCGCAGCTGCAAGCCGCCATGACTCACGGCCACCCCACCGCCCTGGCCGCCGCCCATTTGACTGCCGTCACCGTGCGGATCCTGCTCACCGGTTTCTGCTCCCCCGGCGAAGACCTGATCGACATGCTGCTGGCCTACTGCAACGACCAGAAGCACAACTACTGGGACACCTACCTGGGCGGGCTGTGGAAGCTGTGGAAGCCCAAGGGCGTCGCCTCGCCCGAGGAGTTCGCGGAGCGCGGCTGGACGAAGATGATGGACGCCCTGCTGGCCATCTACAAGATGCCCCGTAACGTCCGGCAGGACCCGTGCGACGTGGCCGGGGACGGATGGGTGGCGGAAGAGGCCCTGGCGTGCGCCCTGCACACGCTGCTGTGCTTCCCCGACGACCCGACCAACGCTGTGCGCCGGGCCGCGTTCACCGATGGCGACTCGGACTCTATCGCCTCGATCACGGGCGCCCTGGCTGGTGCCGCGTACGGGCGTAAGGCGTTTCCGGCGAACTGGATCGAGAACATCGAGTACCGGCGGACGCTGGATTCGCTGACCGCGAAGCTGACCCGAGCGACGGCGGTCTAACGGCAGCCTCCGGACCTGCTGGTTCGGGGGCTGTACTATGTCCGCCGACAGGAGGAGGAGAATCATGAGGATCAATAAGCTTGGCTTGGCTGGCGCCCTGACCCTGGGCGCTGCGCTCCTGGTCCTGCTGACCGGATGCGAACCGGCCGAAGGGCAGAAGTGCAACACTCCCGGAGAGTTCTACACGCACGTCGACGACAGGGGCCACCGCGTCAGCCTGCGATGCGAGCCCGGCGGCATCGACACCAGCGGGCGGGGCCAACGGGAATACAGGTGGGTCAAGGCATGAAAACCGCGCTCAGGGACAGGTCGATCGACACCATGTACCGGCCCGGTAAGGTCGCGGGACTGGTCGCCGATCTGTCCCTGGGCCTCGCCATGATCCTCGTCGGCCTCGGCTGTATCGCCGCCTATCTGCTCGGCACCCACATCTAGGAGGAGACTCATGCAGCAGCCCAGTGTCGGCCGCGTCGTCCATTACGTCAGCGCGGGCAGCGCCGACGGAAAGTTCCCCAGCGTCTGCCGCGCCGCGATCATCACCGAAGTCGGTGACCAGAATGCCAGTCAGATCGGTCTCATGGTCCTCAATCCGACTGGCATCCACTTCCGGCCTCTCGCTGAAGATGGCGTGCTCTACGCCGCCCGGGAGGAAGGGACCGCCGCCGCCCCGTACACGTGGCACTGGCCCGAGCGGGTCTAGGTCGTATCCTGATCAGCAACCGCTGAGAGGGGTACGGATGGGGACCGCCTGGAACATGCCGCTGGCCGTCATCGGCAAACCCACCGGTGACGGCCGCCAGTTCGACGCTGGCGCCCTGACCCACCGGGACCTGCCGCTACCCTTCCGGTACGTGCCCACCGACTCCGGCGGGCACAACAACGCCGTCATCGTCGGCCACATCTCCAAGGTCGGCAAGGAGAAGGACGGCATGCTCCCCGCCGAAGGGGAGTTCTACGACGACGACGCCTGGCCCGAGGATGTCCGCGAACACGCGACCGCCGCCCGGATGTTCGTCGCGAACAAGGTGATCGGCCCGTCCGTCGACCTGGACCAGGCCGAGATGGAACAGGTCCCGGAGCCGAAGGCGTACGCCGACTGGAAGAAGGCTCAGGCCGGGAAGTTGAAGGCGGCCAAGGCGGCGTACGCCAAGCAGACCGGTGGTGACTGCGGCTGCGGCGCCCCGGCCATGGCGGAGGAGGCGTACGACGGCCCCCGGTTGAAGATGGTCCGGTCCGGCCGGTTCGCGTCGGCGACGCTCGTGCACATCCCTGCATTCGCGGAGCTGTCCGGTCACGCGAAGCTGACCCCGATCGACTCCCACGACCCGAACGTTGAGGGCACCACCGCCAGCGGCAAGATCGAAAACGTTGTGGAGACGATCGCTGAGCTGGGTCAGCTCTTCGAGACCGACGACGACAGCGGCTTCGCCAAGAAGAAGAAGCTCGACCCCGAGAAGATCAAGGGCAACCAGGACGACGAAGAGTTCGCCGAAGAATCCGGAATCTGGCTCTCGGATGCCGAGTTCGAGGAGTTCGCCAAGCGTCGCCTCCCCTCGAAGAACAAGGCTGACGCCCCCGAGCAGCAAGGCACCGACGCTGAGCAGGGCCAGGGTGGCGGCGGTATCGGTGGCGGCACCTACGCTGCCCCGGATGTCACCAAGGCCGAAGTCCGCAGCAAGCTGGGCGACGAGGACTTCGTCGACCCGCAGGGGCGCCGGTTCCCGATCGCGTCCTGCGCGGACGTGTCCGACGCTGTTTCCTCGTACGGCCGCGCCAACCCGAAGATCCCGATGGCCACGTTCCGGAAGCGGCTGACCGCCATCGCCAAGCGCAAGGGCTGCGAAAGCAGCCTGCCTGAGAACTGGAAGGCCGGAGAGAAGATGGCCGCACTGATGGCAGCTGCTGGCGCGCCTGCATTCGCCCCGCCCAAGTCCGCGTTTGAGGACCCGAAGTTCACCGGCCCGCGCCCGGTCACCATCGCCGACGACCGGACCCTTTCCGGTCACGTCGCCGTCTGGGATACCTGCCATGTCGGCATCGGCCACTCGTGTGTGAAGCCGCCGCACTCCAACACCGGATACGCCTACTTCCACACCGGTGAGATCGCCACCGATGACGGCACCCGGCTTCCGGTCGGCCGCCTCACCTACGGTGGTGGTCACGCCAAGCCGAACCTGGGCTATGCGGCTGCCGCCGAGCATTACGACCAGACCTCGAACGTCGGGGCGTATGTGCGTGCGGGCGAGGATGAGTACGGCATCTGGGTTGCTGGTGTGCTTGCCCCGGAGGCTGATGAGGCGGCGGTCCGGCAGATGAGCGCGTCGCCGCTGTCCGGCGACTGGCGGCGTATCGGCGGGCACCTGGAGATGGTGGCCGCCCTGCACGTCAACACGGCCGGGTTCCCGATCCCTCGCATGCTGGCTGCCTCCATCGACGGTGTCGACGAGCAGGAGCAGCTGCTGTCCCTGGTCGCCGCTGGGGCCCTGCCGAAGGCCGACGATGTCTCGCAGGGTGGTGGCGACTGGGGTGGGGACACGGAGGCGCTGGGCGCGGCCATCGCCCGGGGCATGCTCGCTGAGCAGCGCCGCGCGGACGAGGCGGCGGCTAAGGCGGCGGAGTGGCAGGCGCTGGTCGCGGCGGCCACCGCGACCGACCCGCAGGCTGATTACGATGAGGCCATGGGTGATCTGCTGATCGCCCTGGTCGAGTAGGAGGAGGACCCGATGGGTTGTAACTGTGGTGGCGGCGGTTCTTCGCTGGCCAACTACGAGGTGAAGGACAAGGAAGGCAAGGTCGTCAAGACGTTCGCTGCGGTGACGGAGACCGAGGTGAAGGTGTTCGTCACGCAGAACCCCGGCACGACCTGGCGCAAGACCAGCTAGAACTAGCACGCAAAAAGGCCCGCACCTCAGGGAAGAGGGCGCGGGCCTTTCCGTATCTTGACGTATGGCTGGGGACCTGACCAGGCTCTACGGCCCTCCGGCGCGACTCAATCGCCTTCTCCGGTGGGGGTCCTGGCCGGTCCCCGTTTCAGTTGTGCACTGGTTTCCACTTTTACCGACGTTGTTCACCAGCAACCCGATGTCTGCTTAGAGCATACAACAGCTTGACGGGCAGCGCAAGGGGCGTATTCTCAGAGCAGACAGACTCCCCGAGGAGGAACCCATGCCCCGCCACCCAGACATCGCCCGAAGACACCCGATCGCGTTCTTCTTCATCCTGCTGCTGCTCGGCCCATACATCCTGGCCGCCTGCGTCCTGTTCATCGTCTTCTACGTCCTGGCCGTCGCCCTGGACACCCTCGGAGGGCGGCGATGAACACCCTCCCGCACTGGGCCGACCTCGTCTTCCCGGAGCTGACTGAGCAGGCATGCGACCGCTGCGACGAGGCGCGGCGAGCCTCCGACGAGTCGCTACGCGTCCAGGGCTGGCTGGTCTACGACGGGGCGTCCTGGACCGGCCAGCCGATGCGCGTACGAATCTGCGTCAGCTGCCAGCAGTCCGCGAAAGACGAGCAGAGACCACGACCTCGCCCGGCCTATCAGGCTCCGCTGTTCCAGTGGCACCAGCAGAAGCCGGGACCATGGTCGCCGGATCGTCCCTGGTGGGCTTGACAGCCTTCCCCTGAGTGTCGAGACCCACCAGATGGGTCTCGATGTCGATCCAGCCCTGCTCCTTCAGAACGGCCTCGATCTCCTGGGGGCTGACGTTCGCGTACCACTCGTTCCCGATCGACCCCCAGACCGCCTCGATTCCCGAGTGCACAGGACGGCCCGGCCCGGCGCAGGTGAAGATGAACCACCCGCCGGGCCGCAGGATCGCGTGGGCGGTGGCGATGATGTCCGGCCAGTGTTCGGCGTGTTCGAATGTCTCGGTGCACAGCACCAGGTCGTACGGCCCGTAGCCCTGGAAGTCCCAGGTGGCGGCGTCAGCCACGATGTCGACGCCCTTGCCGGGCAGGATGTCAAGGACGTGATACGGGTTCGCGTTCGGGAAGAGGAAGCGGGTGTTGCCGTTGAGGTCCCGGCCGCCGATGTCCAGGACGGAGAGGTCCTCGTCGGTCCGGAACTGCCCCACCCAGTCGATGACCTGCGTGTGCATCTACTCCCCCTCGTTTTCGATCTTGCTGGGGTGGGCGACCCGGCGCGGGAACCCGTCCGCGCTCACCATGACGAGAGCATCCCCGTGGATCTGCTGCCGCGCCCACCAGCGCTCCCGGTCCGCCTCCGCCGCCTCCTGCCCGATCCGGTACACCTCGTCATCCGGGCCCTTCTTCCACAACGGGTGCATGTGCTCGACGTGCGACAGCAGACACGGCGCCCACGCGCCCACCTGCTTCGCAGCCGCGATCAGCTCGTTGTCGACGAACCAGTGCCGATACCCCTCATGGCAGACAACCCCCGGCCCGTCCCACGACGCACCGGTCTTGTCGACGTACTCCCGGCGGATGAACATGTGCGTCGCATGATTCCCGGAGGTCACCGACGGGTTCCCCAGATCGTTGGTGCCGATCACATGCTTACCGGTGGCGTGAGCGGTCTCCATGGCCTGGTCCAGCCAGCCCGGATGGAACTTCACGTCGTCGCCGACGATGAACAGCCACGGCTTCGGGTCGCCGACCCGATATCCCTCGTTCACCTTCTCCGCGAAAGTGCCCATCGGTTCCGCGTACTTCTTCGCGAAGATCCACGTAGCGGGGTAGAGGTTCCTGGCTTCGGTCCAGGCGTTCACCGTCTCCTGGTCGGTGGCGTCGGCCATCACGTACACCGTCACCCGGTCCCGCTGGCCCACCGTCAGGCTGTCGTGCAGTGATGTCAGAAACGCCTTGGCGTTGTTCCGCTTCGCGACCGGCACGATCACGGCCACATGCTCATCGGCCTCCGGAACCTGCTTCTCCCGGATCGGGGAGGTCTCGGCGGCCTGCTTCGCCGCGGCAGGGTTGATGGCCAGCTTCGGCCACTGATCCGGCGGCAACGGCAGGATGTTCGACGGCGGCGGGGTGAACGGCTTGCTGGCGTAGTCCTCGTGCCCGTACCAGACGGTCTTCTGATGGCTGGTGGTGACACCGGTGTGCACGAGAACCGGCAGGTTCACCTGGTGCGCCCGCAGGCAGAACGACACGTCCTCGCCGCACAGATCTCCGGCCGGTCCAGGGATGCGCTCGAACCAGATCGACGGCGGCGCACCCTCCTCCTGCAACCAGGCGGAGATCTTCTCGTACGCGGACCGGTGGACCAGCAGCATGCCGGTTCCGGTCGCCCCGACCCGCGTCACCTGCCCGTTGGGCCAGTCGGTGCGGGTGGTCAGCTGGTAGGCGCCGGGCATCCCGTTCTTCGGCTCGACCCACGACCAGTCGTACAAGGTGGGGGCGAGGCTGGACCGCAGGCCGCCCCGGAAGTCGTGGGAGTAGTC